GCGGCGGAACGCGGCCATGCCCACGTCGGGGTTCACCATGTGTTCCAGCACCTGGAAGGCACACACCGTGTTGAACGCCCCGGCCCATGCGTCGGCCACCGCGAACAGGTTGCCTTGCACGAACACGCGGTCGGGCACGCGACGGCGTGCCTCGGCCACCATGGCACCGCTACAGTCCACGCCCACATAGTTGTCCGCGTGCAACAGGTAGCGTGCAAACGCACCCAGGCCCGGGCCGATCTCGACCACGGGTGATTCGACCAGCCGCGCGGCTTGGGCATACTCCCCGGCGCGGTCGCGGTCGTCGCCGCGACGCAGGTACTCGCCGCACACCCAGTCCCACCAGGGCTCCGTGTTGACCGGCAATGTCATGGTTTCGCTCCGACCTATTTAACCCCCGGTGAACACACCGGGGGCTCTTTTCCCCGTACACCTGCGGCCGCTTCCACCCCGTTGCTCAACGCGTCGGCGGCACGTCGTACCAACTCCGGCACCGTCCAGGTCACCCGCTCGACCGCGCCGCCCGCACAGGGGCCCGGCCGGTTCTCGAACGCTTCCCACTCGGCCCGGGCGTCGTTTACGCCGCGCCCGTCCCGCGCCGCGTACAGGCCCCACTTGGCCTGCATCACGTCGCGCGGCATGGCGTGCCCCAGGTGATAGATCACGGTTTCGGGCACGCGGGCCGCCCCGGCCCGGTTCGTGTCCACGTCGCACACCCCACGTCCGGCCGCGTCGCACGGCCAGCTATGATTGATCCAGCCGTAGGACGGCCGCCACCAGCTCCAGCGGTAGTGCGGGCCGTCGGTCCCGAACGGCTGCACTCGCTCGCCCCACCGCGCGCCGTGAATCCACCAGTCCAACGTGTGCCAGAAGTGCACCCAGCGCGGCGTGCCACCGTCCAGCCGGGCATCGATCCACGCGTCCAGCCCGTGCCAAATCTCGTCGGCGTCCAAGATCAACTGGTAGTTGCCCTCGGCCTGTCGGCTGACCCACCGCCGCATGGCCAGCTTGTCGGGCCAACTGTCCCGCGATTCCAGCACGATCTTGTGGTCCGGATCGTCCATGGCCTGCAACCGTTCGAGTGTGCCGTCCGGGGCCACGTGTCGGCAGTGCTCGACCGGGCCGTACGCCACCACCACCTGGTCCACGTGGTCGTACACGCTGGCAATGGCTTCCGGTGCCGACCGGCCCCAGTACGCGATCATGTGTGCGGTAACGCTGGTACGTTTGGCTGCGTGGTAGGGGATGCGTTCGACGCGATCGCCCATGGCCGCCAGACCGTACGTGCGACGCACCCACGCCTGGTCGCGGCTCCGGTCGGGCTTGGGCGTGCCGGCCAACTCGGCCACGGTCTGGCCTAAGGCTTTAGCGTCGCCCCACGGCACATAGGTCAGCCGGTCGCCGTACGCCCATCGCAACACGGGCAGGTCGTAGACCACCGCCGGCGTACCCACGGCCAACGCCTCGGCCGGCACCATACCGAACCCCTCGAACAGGCTCGGCGCGATCGCAACCCGGGCATGCCGGAACAGCGAGAACTTGAGCGGGTCGGGCAACCCCGGTCGCTCAATCAACCGGTGCCGGTCGGTGTCGGCCGGGCGTGCGTCGCCGGGCACGTGACCCACCACCGCCAGGTCCAGCACGTCGGGCGCGGCCCACACCGCGGTTATCGCGTCCTGCAATCGTTTGTTCATGTCGCCCCGCGCGCACCAGACCGCATAGGGCCGGTCGGGCGACAACAGGGGCTCGGGGTGGGCGTCCACCGCGTAATCGTTGACGGCCGGGGGCAGGGTGACGGTGCGCACCGCGTGGTGGCACCACTGGGCCAGGTAGCGAGCGCCCGGATCGCTGCAGCAGATGCTCACGGTCGCCGCGGCCTGCACGTGCCGGTATTGGCCGTGGCTCATCAGCGCCGCCAGTTTCGGCATGCCACTTGCTTCGGCCCAGTTGGGCGTCTCGAAGTTGAACGCGACAAACGGTACGGTCGGGCAGTGGCGGGCCCGGTGTTCCAGGGCGTGGTCGCTCAAGTTCCCCTTGTTGTCGCCCACGATCAGATCGAGGTCGGCCGGTACCGGGTTCTCGCCGTCGATCGCCACGTGCACGCGCGGCTGGTCGGGGTAATCGACCATCCACTTGGGCCGACGGTTGGTGACCAGGTACACGTCCCACCCGGCCGCGGCCAGGCACCAGGCGTACTGCCATACGTACAGCCGACCCCCCGAGTGCCACTCGGTCGTTTTCATCCAGATACCGACGCGTCGCACGTGTGCACCGACCGCCGCACAGGCCGCGACCGCCGGCTCCGTGTGTGAGTACTCCGGCGGCACGATCAGGCATTCGGCCACCAGGCGGGCCGCCTCTTGGGCGTTGTACACGTCCACCAGTTGACCGGGTCGTACCTCGATCGGGCGACCCACCTGGTCGTGAAATGTGAAGGATTGTCGTGCGCGGTACCACATAAGATATTCTCGGCTTTCGGCTGTCGGCTTTCGGCGACACCTATTTAACCCCCGGTGAATACACCGGGGGCTCTTCCTTCTTCCCCACCGGAACACCCCGGGGAGACGCTCGCCCGGCCCCCGGAGGACTTTGGGGACCGGGCGGAACACACCACCGATCAGGAGCCCGTGCCGGTCGCCAGTATCGCCGCGGCACGCGGCTGGCAGAGTCGGCCACCCACTTGCACGGACACGCGGAACGCGGCCAGGTTGTTGCGGAACTTGAAGTGGTCGCTACGCGCCACCACCACGTCCTCTTCCAGGGCCACGATGTACTCGTTCAGGTCCACGAACGCCGCGTCGCCGGCCGTGCCAAGCGCCGGGCTTTGCGTGGTGCCCTGGTACGGGTACCCGCACAGTTTGTTGAACAGGTCGCCCGAAACGCTCGGCACCCACAGGGGCCGGTTGTCGGAATCCTTGGCCTTCTTGAGAACCTTCAGGACGCCGTCGGCCAACACGAACGTCGCGCCCGCCCGATGGTAGGGCTGAAGTGCGAACTCCAACTCCACCAGGTCGTCGTACCCGACCGTGCCCGCGACGGCGCGGTCGGCCGATTGGATACCCGTGGTGGAGAAGATGCCCAGGGCCTCGCCCGTGCCCGAACCGGTCAGAAACAGACCGTTCAGGTGGTGCCCGATGGCCCCGCGGAACAACCGCATGAGCAGCGGCTCCAACTGGATGGCGCTGCGCCGGAGCAGGGCCAGGCCCAGCTCCGTGTACGCCGCCGTTTCGTGCGTGGCCACCGGCACCTGGGAAATCTTCGGCTCGGTCTCGGGCTTGCTGCCGCCCTCTTCCGTCTGGGCGACGATCACCCCGCCGTACTCGTTCGAGTCGGTCTGGGTCAGCACCGGCCAGGTGATCTGCCCGGTGGGCGACGGCACGACCGTGGCCCGGTCCATAATGAACGGCTGCTCGGTGGGCAGTTCCAGGAGGTTGCGCCGCAGGTCTTCGGGAATGACCGCGCTGAGATCGGTGGACAGGACCGGGATGGCCTTGCCCTGGTACCCGAACTCGCGCGCCACCTTACCCCCGAACACCATGGCGAACATGCGTTTGGGCATGACCACGCCGCCCTCTTGCGCGGCCAGGCTCTTGGCGGCCGCGGGTGTGGTGGGCTGCAGGAGCTTCAACGCCTTCTCTGCGTCGGCCCACGACTTGCCCCCGGCGTACGAGAGGAACGCGTCTTCCTTCTCGCGCTCCTCTTTTTCGTAGTCCTTGGCCTGGGCGGCCGCGCCGCCGGTGGCCGCGCGCTTGGCCTGCCCGGCGTCGTCCGGGGCCACGGCCGTGGTCTGCCCGGCGTCGCCGCCGGCGGTGCCCGTCTGTACGCCGGCAATGCGTTGGCGCTTGGCGTCCAGGTCCAGCAATCGCTTGATCTCGGCCTCGTGCCCGTCGAACTCGGCCGTCTTCGCCTGGATTTCGGTGTCCAGGGTCTTGGCCTTGTCCGCGTCGGTCTCGGCCGCGTGTTTGGCGCTCAGGTCATCCAGCTCCTTGAGCACCGTCTCGCACTTGCCCTTCAATTCGGCAATTCGATTCATTGTCATTGTCTCCATCGGGACGGGCCCGGCCGTGTGCCGGGCCCGGTCCCAGGAAATCAGGAACCCACAGCACCGATCAACGTCAGTGCCAAACGTCGGCGGAGTACTTTGGCCCGCGTGGTGTACAGACGGCGCGGCTCGGGGTGGGCGTCCCCCCCCGGGTCGGGTGTCTGCGGTACCGTTGTGCCGTCGTCTCCGATCATGGCCGTCAATACGCCGACCGCGTTGCGCAACGCCGCCACGTCGGTCGCGTCCGTAATGCTCTTGGCCGCGGTAATGATCGCGTCCGGGTTGCAGGGCATGACCGTGATCGTGGCGTCGAGCAACTTGGCCTCGAACAGCTCCACGATTTCCTTGCCGTCCTGCTCGACCACGTCCCACCGCACGGTCTGGTAACCCACCGACAGGCGGTACAGTTCGTCCGCCCCGGCATCGCGTGCCTCGATGATTCGCTTGCGTACGGTCTGGGCCGCGTCGTCGCTGAAAAACTCGGCGTGAATCCACAGGCCACGCTCTTCGTCGCGTGCCGCGGTGACCACGCCCACCGTCTCCGGTGCGTCGCCGCCGTAGGCCAGGTGGCGCACCATCAGGGGCACCTTCAACGCGGGCACCACCTCGGCCGCGCTCTTGGCGAACGCCCCCGAGCGGAACACCTCGTCGACCTGGTCCACGATTTCATAGACCGCCAGATACCCCTCGATCCAGCCGTGCCCGGTGTCGGCTTTGCCGTGCGTCAGGTCGCGGATGGGCGCGGTATGCACGCGCCGCTGTTTCATTCGGGTTGCCAGGTCCGTCTTTGTTTTGGTCGCCGTAGCCATAGCACGTCTCTCCTACACCACCGGCACGATCGTGCACCGACAACGCGGGTGCAGCGGCGGGTGAGTGATGTCGAACGGCACCGACAGGCGCGGGCCGGTCAGGTGCTCGAAGTCGTCCACGATTGTCGTTCCCACCAACGTCTGCCCGGCCGCGAGATACGCGCGGCCCAGGGGTAGTTCGACGCCGTGCAATCCCGCGCAGAACTCGCACTCGGCATCGTCGGGGGTGGCCACCCACTGGCCCGTGGCAATGCCCTCGTCCAGGTACGCCCCGACCGCCCCCTCGTTGTACGCCCAGATTGTGGTGGTGCGGGCCATCAGCTCCGCACGCACGGGGCTGGACGCCAGGCCCAGCTCGGTAATGGCGCTGATCGTCTGTTGGAGCGTCCACCGCTCGCGGGCCGCCTGTTCCAGCAACCGCCCGTAGCGTCGGGCCGACGTGCCCGATTCCAGCTTGCTGGTCGCCTCCACGTACGACCCCACGTTGGCTCGCAACCGGCGGGCCACCAACGGCATGTCCTCGTCCGGCCAGACGATGGTGCCGTCGGGCAACACGTCCGACGCCGGCGGGATGACCAGGCCGTCTTTCCCGCGCAACGCCACGGCCCATCGCCGGTCGAGCGACTTGGACCCGTGCCCCAACTCGATTCGGCCCAGCGCGTGCCCGTCCGTGGCCATGGCCACCACCAGCGGCGCCTTCACCGCCGACAATCGGTCACGCCACCGGGTGACCAGGTCCGCCGGCACGCCACGCGCCCCGTCGCTCACGGCCTGGCACACGTCGTCCGCCTGGCGGCGCAGTTCGGTCTCGGCCCGGTCGGTCACTTTCGGCAACCAGCCGTCGGCCACAATGGCCCGCTTTATCGCCACCGGCGTGATCCGTGCCGTTGCCATGCACAAGCCCCCGTCAGACCGCCGCTAAGGCGTTCAAGACCGTCCAAAAACTCACGACCGACTCATGGGCCGACCTTGCCGTAAAATTCCACACAGGCCATCTCCGGCCCCCGTCCTATTTAACCCCCGGTGAATACACCGGGGGCTCTTCCCCCGCCCGCAAACACGTCCCGTGCGGTGCCGTGCCGCCCAAGATCAAAGACCCCCGAAAGACCCCCGGTGTATTCACCGGGGGCTAACTGGCGGAGGAGGCAGGCACGTAATCCACGCCCAGCGCCCGCACGTACACGTCGTCGCTGGGGCCGGGCACCTCGCCCACCATTTCCTTGGCTCTCGCGCGGGTAATCAACCCGGACTGCCACAGGCGCGTCGCCCGTTCCACGCGTTTGCCCATATCCTCTTGCAGCTCGCCGATGGCCGACGTGTCGAACCGGCACTGGTGGATGTAGTCACCCTCGCCGCGCAACAGGCCCAGGGTCAGGATGTCCTGCAGCGCCGACCAGAACGGCACCACCGTATCTTCATAAAAACTGGTCCGGGCCTCGGCGTAATTGGCGAACGTCGAGCGGTCCAAGCCCACGCGGGCCCCGACGATGATCGGGGGCACGCCCGCCGCGGCGCAGATCCGCGACTCGTTCATCCCCGCCAGGCCCGGCCAGTCCAGGTCCTTCAACGGGGCGACCACCTCGCCCCGCGCCCCGCCCGACAGAATCAGGCTCTTACCGCGCGAGCCCTTACCGATGCGGTCGTACAGCGCGGCTCGCAGGTCCGCGCGTTCATCCGGACCCAGCCGCTCGTCGGTCTCGATCTTGAATCCCGGCAGTTCGAGATTGTCGAGCATGTCGGCCAGGTAGTTCTCGCGGTCCTGGTCGAGTTGAATGTCGTGGGCGGCCGCCTCGAAACAGCCCACCCCGCCCAGGGTGCTTTCCGGGTCGATGAACCACCCGGCGGCCATGTCGCCGGGGGTCGCGGTGACGGTTTTCATACCGCCGCCGGTATGCACCTTGTAGGAACTGACCAGACGGCTCGTGTCGCTGGCGCCTTTGACCGGATCGACCCAGCCGGTGGGTACGGGCCACAGTTCGGTCACGGCCCGACCGGCGCCCTGCCTCCACTTCCACAGATAACAGGTACCCGTGAGCATCAGCCGCGCGGCCAACAGTTGCACCACGTGGTTCGGGGCATAGTCCGGGTTGGGCTGGTTCCACACGTCGAGCATCGGGTGGTTGCCCGGCTCGAACCGGCCGTCGGTATTCGTCACGCCGATCTGCAACGGGGCCCGGGCCAACGCGGTGGTCACCTTACGCACGCAGGCGAAAACCAGGGCGTGCTTCGCATAGAGCCCCTCGCGCTCGGTGTCGGTCAGGCCGGTCCATCGCTGGTCGTCGCTGGTGGTCGAGGTGAACCCCCACAGCGCGTTCCACCCGCCCTGGGCCGGGTCGATCGCGACCTTGCCCCGTGGGGTCCGCGGTTGGCCACGCCAGAACTCGCGTGCAACCCGCTTGCCGACCGCCCAAATCGTGTCTCGTGTGCTCGTGGTCACTAGCAGGTCTCCACCATGATTCTGGATCGCTTGGCCCCCTCGTACGCGGTCACCATCCCGGCCACCTGGTCGTCGTGCCGGCCGGGGTACGTGCGCAGCTCGGCCAGGAACGCGGCGTTCCAGGAGCCACGCCTGAGGTGCACGTTGCCCGCCTCGAAGCACGGCTCCAACGTGGCCGCGCGCACGTCCAGCTTGTCGCGGGGTGTGACGTGCCGCACGGTGAACCGGCCGCGCAGCTCGTGCCGTGCGAACTCGGCCGCGTCCTTGTATCCGGCCACGGTTTCCAGAACCAAGTGCACGCCCCGTCCGTCCCGCTCGGCCGTGGCATACATGCGTCGCCGGCGTTCGGGCGCGGCCCACTGGCCCCGCACCGCGTCGTCGATCCACAGGTGCTCCAGCCCGCCCACCCGCTGCACGGCCAGCTTCACGCCCGCGGTGTAGTCCGGATCGTCTTTGGTCCTCTGCTTGACCGTGCTGGCCAGGTCCCAGCCGCGCACCCATCGCAGGTTGCCGGGCGCGTCGCCGTCGTAGTATTGCACGGCGTCCACGTCGAACAGCTTGCCCGTGCGCGGCACGGGTTCCTGCTGCAGTAGGGAGGCCGACCCGTACACACCCAACGCCGCCTGCTGGCTGCGGTACCATTCCTCGCTAAACCGTTCGGGGAACAGCCACCCGAGCTTGTCGTCCCACGCGGGGAACGCGTGGATGCGGAATTGCGGGAAGTCGGGGTTGGTGGCCATCTCGCGGATGATGCGGCCCACCAGGTCGTCGTCGTGCCACCGGTTGGCCACGATCTGGACCATGGACACCGGGGCCCGGCGGGTCATCAGGTCGTGTGCGAACGCGTCCCACGTGCGGTCGCGTACGATGTCGCTTTCCGCTTCCTCGCGGCTCTTCAGATAGTCGTCGATGACCAACACGTTGGCCCCGCGCCCCGTGATCGCCCCTTCCAGGCCCACGGCCACGAACGACCCTTTGTGCCCGTCAACCTGCCACTCGGCCGCGGCATGGGCGGCCGGGTCCAACGCCAGGCCGAACGTGCGGCGGTACTCGCTCGACGCGAACACGCGCCGCGCGTCGCGGCTCATCTTGCGGGCCAGCACGAACCCGTACGTGGCCAGGATCACCTCGTCGTCGGGACACTGGCCCAGGTGCCAGATCGGGAACCGGCGGCTGGCCAGGTCGCTCTTGCCGTGCCGGAACGGGCAACACCACACGTCGAACTGACTCGTGCCCTTGCGGTAGCCCCGGTGTGCGGCTTCCAACCCTTCGGCGATGGCCACCGTGTGCCGGCCCCACTGGTAACGCGGCGCGGGCGGGAAGTGGCCCACGAACGGCCGGAAGTGCCGGCGGGCTAATTCGCGGCGTGCCTGGCGTGCGGTCAATTCCGCGTCGGCCGCGTGTTGGGCGAGGGTGGCCGTGGTCATACGTTCCCCCCTCGGGCCAACGCCTCGACCTGCTCGTCGCTCAGTCCCTGCATATCCTCAACCGCCACCCCCGTACGCGTGTCGGTCGCGCGGTTCAGCCGGGCGTAGAGCATGCGAACGACCACGTCGGCATCGACCAGCTCGGTGCCCCCGCCGATCAGGTAGTCGAGTTTGCCCAGGGCCCGTTCGAGGAAGCGCCACACGCTGGGCGGTGCCCCGGTCTCCTTGCCGAACCGCAACAGGTTGCGCAGGAACACGGCCAACGATTGCCGGGCCCGTTTCTCTTTCATGGTGCCCAGGAACAGCTCCTCGGCCCGGAGCTCGGCCGACAGCCGGTGGATCGCGGCCAACAGCAGCGGCTTGCCCGCCTCTTTGACGTCGGCCGCGTCGTACGACTCGCGCATGACCTGCTCGACCTCGACCAGCCAGCGAATCTTGTGCGGCCCCCGCACGAACGGGCTGGTCACGCTGTCCGCGGCCTGGCGTTCCTCTTCCGCACGGACCATGGCCGCGAACTCGGGCACACCCATCCACTGTTTCAGGTATCCGGGTTTGAATGCATCCAGGTGCAACCGCTCGCGCACCAGGCGGGCCGTCTGGCTGGCGTTGTGCGCGTTGCCCACCCACAGTTCGGCGATGCGTGCCAGATAGGGCCGGTACTTGGCCGTGACGCGTCGGCGGCGTGGAGTGGGGTGGCGTGATGCACGCGACGTGCGTTTGGCGGGTGTGGATTGGGGCTTTGCTTTAGGCATCCGTGCCATCCAAAAGAAGCTGTCAGCGATCAGTTATCAGCTATCAGCTATCCAGAGCCCCCGGTGTATTCACCGGGGGTTAACTAGCCGTCTGTTTCCGATCCCTGCTTCGTGCCCTTCGTGCCTTCGTGGTAAGTACTCCCCGTCGCCGCCCTCACCCGTCGTTTCAGGGGCGCGGCCGCGCGGAACCGGGGCACGCGGTGGGCCTCGATGTGGTGACGCGTGCCGAGGTTCGGCACGGTGACCCACTTGGCCCCGACGCGTTTCGTGCCGAACTGTCCCAACGTCGGCAACGTGACCGTGTCGCCCGCGGCCACCACGTCGGCCAGCTCATGCACCACCGCACGCACCGCCTCACGCCCCATCGGCACCACCGTGCCCAGGCGGGCGGCCACGCGTCGGTTGAAGGTGTCCAAGCTGACCTGCATGCAAAAGCTCCGAAGCTGTCGGCTGTCGGCTCTCGGCTCTCGGCTCTCGGCTGTCGGCTCCGGACTCCTGCCGATAGCTGACGGCTGATAGCTAATAGCTTCTCTTCCCGCGTTCGGTCGGCCCGCTACGCGGGCGCGCCACGCGCGCCCACGCTATCAGACGTGTCAACAACACCCGCCCAACGTGCCCCGTTCGCTACGGATTTTTATGAAGAAAGTGGGACCGGGCCGCTAGAAGAGCGTCCGTTGGCGGGGGGTGGATTCGTCGATCAGGTGTTCGACGGACGATCGCACGATGCGGATCGTACCGCTGGGGTACTGGCGGCCCTGGATGTCGCCCTTGTTGAACCAGGCGTATATCGTCCACCGCGACACCCCGCATAGGGTGGCCGCCTCGGTCGCGGTGATCAGCTCGTCGGTCGGCATGCAAGGGGCTCCAGAGTGGGAGGCTATCGGCTATCGGCTGTTGGCTGTCGGCCGAGGTGCAGTTGAAGGCCGCGTGTCTGTTCAACCACCGCCTGCAGCACGTCGGGCGGTGGCGTCCACAGCCCCAACTGGCCGCGGCAGGGCACGGGCGTCTTGAGCGGTACCACTTCGCGGAACAGCAGACAGTGTTCCGTGCACGAATCCAGCCACGCGACCTGCGGTTCCTCGGCCACGGTATACTCCGAGAATACGTACGACCAGCCCCAGTAGATCACGTTGGCCATCCCCACGATCGCCCCGCGCGGTAACGCCCGTTCCTGCTCGGGCCTGAGCAGCAACCGGTGGGTCTGTTCCAACGCCTGGTTGACCCGCGTCAGCGCCCCCGCATCGGCGAGCCCCGCCGACGCGTGGATCAGCAGCCACCCGCTGTAGTTTCGCTGCCACGTGCGGTTCTCGATCCGCTTACCCCCGTGCATGATCGCCCACGCCCACGGCTGGCGTACGCTCAACGCTTTCATCCGTTACACCCTCGCTTCGTGTCCTTCGTGGTGAGAAACTCCCGGCCGTCAGCGGGTCGGGGGCCGGAGACCAGCCCC